AGGAGGGGGGCAATCTAATGGTGTTATGACAACTTTAGATCCAAACGGCAACAATCAATTCGGTAACAATGTTGATGCTGGAGGTAGGGTTACAGCACACGGACAGGTAGACGGCATCGGTATTTTAGCCAAAAATGCTGGTATCAAAGCTAATGACAGTTCTATAATCGGGGGGAAGGGAATTTCGTATCCAGGACCAGGCGTTGCTAGTGCGAATTTTGTTGCATTCCAGTGGGACTCGCCAAAGTTGTATGGAATTATTGATAATGTCCAGCCGGTTGTTGTGGGAATAGTATCTGATATTAGATTTAAGAAAAATATTGTTGATGCTGAAGATATCTATGTTCAAAAGTTATTAAATAATTTAAGAATTGTTGAATTTAATTCATATGATCCTGAAACTGATAGGACTAATATGGATCTAAAAAATATTGGTGTTGTAGCTCAAGAAGCCATTGAGGCATTTCCGGATATTGTCAAAGATGTTAATAAAGATGGTTCAAATCAATATGCTTTGGCGGTTGATTATGTTGGTTTTGTTCCATATCTTATTAAAACTGTTCAATATCTGTCTAATCAAATCAATAATTTGACAACGAGATTAACTTTACTAGAATCAAACTAAAAATTTTCAAAAAAGATAGAAAACATGAAAAGAAAATGGTACAATTGGAGGATGTCCAAAATAAACACTAAGCCAAACTGGCAAAGCAGCAAATCATCAAATAGTTACGAATCACCGCAAGTTGAATTAGAAAGTCACGATCAAAGCATGCAACAAAACTATACTAAAGAAAATAATCAACAAGTTGAACAACAATCTTCCGGTTTAGATGTAAATTTAATTATTGCTTCTTTTCAAGAAAAATTAGCTCAATTAACTACCGAACTAGTTGTAAAAGATGCTACAATTAAACAGTTAACAAATATTATCAATAGTATGAGAGGACAAAAGTAAAATGACTGAAGAAAACGCACAAGAGCAAAAGTCAGAATTTGCAATAGAAATTAAAATTAGCGATAAGAATCTTTCATATAGAAGCGATTTTGCCGAGTCTGAAACAATCTTTTGGCTAGAAGCCGTCAAGGGTCTTATCATTAAGAATACCTTTGAAAGAGCTGGAATAGAGCAAAAGTAAGTTATAAAAATTAGTCTTAAAGCTACTATTTAAATAGCTTTTACAGGAGAGAAAATGGCCATTCTAGATTATCTGCCATTTCGTTCTTTGGACAATGTTTCCGGGAGGAGATTTGTTGCCAGAACAATAGATCCAGAAAACGTCAAGCAGTTGCCAAAAACAATGAAGATTGCCGCGTTGGCTCTAGGCTTTCAGGGTTCTACCTGGTATTACAATAGCAGGTCAACCTTTGAGCCTTCGCCATATGACTTTGATCGAATAATGCAAGCGGTAGATACTGATTCATATGTTCGTCAAGCCATGAATAAATATAAAGAACTTTTTTGGAAAGAAGGATGGCAAATATCTGGGGAAAATCAAGAAGCAGTTTCTTATCTGTATCAAAGAATAGATTTTATTGAAATGGCTATGAAAAGGCCTTTTATAGATTTTCTTGAAGAAGTTTCGGATCAACTGTTTAAGTTTAGCAATGCATTTATAGTGAAAGCTCGCGGAGACATATCGGAATATTTTCCGGAAAAACTTAATCCCATAAATTCTACTCAACCAATTGTTGGTTATTATTTAATACCAACCGAGCAAGTTAGAATATTAAGAGATAAATTTAACAGACCAAAAGCGTACCAGCAATCGACCGATCCACTTACTTATTCGCCCACTGACAAAGATCCGGTTTGGGCCGCAGACAGAGTTATTCATATTGCGATAGACAAAAAAACAGGAAGAGCTTTTGGTACTCCATTTTTGAGCAACGTATTAGATGACGTTGTTGCGCTTAGACAAATGGAAGAGGATATACAAAATCTGGTTCATAGAGAATTGTTTCCGTTATACAAATATACTATCGGCACTCCCGAGCAGCCAGCTGAGCCAAACGAAATAGACAGGGCAGCAGCTGAAATTGAGAACCTTAGATCCGAAGGCGGATTGATTCTTCCCCATAGGCATAACATAGACATAGTGGGAGCAGGAAAAGAAGCACTTGATGCAGCTGGATACCTAGAGCATTTTAAAGAAAGGGTTTCAGTCGGTCTAGGACTTGCCCCTCATCATCTGGGCATTGGTATGAATGGCGGAAATAGATCGGTAACGGACAGACTTGATGTGGCTTTATACGATAAAATAAAGAAGTATCAAAAGATATTTTCTGAAACGATAAGACTACACATGTTTAATGAACTATTGTTTGAGGCTGGATATGACCCAATTCTTAATCCAGTAACGGATGGAATTTCGGATCGTTGTTACTTTAAATTTAATGAAATAGACGTAGACACTCAAGTTAAAAAAGAAACTCACGTAATTCAAAAATTTGTCAATAACTTGATTGGAATAAGCGAAGCTAGACTTGAACTTAACTTGAGTCCAGATGTTGACGAAACTGAACTTTTTGCAGCAATGCAGGGCAAAGTTCAAGTGGACATAATCGACGCTCAAAGTCAAATGAAAACTCAAGATGATTCAGATAAGCAGGCGTCTTCTACTGGCGGACAAAGAAATCTGCCGAACAAAAGAAGAGGCGCAGGGAACGCAATGCGTCCAGCAAATCAAAGCGGAAGAAAAACTTCTCCGAACATAAGAAGATCAGACCTAACATGGTTATCTGTGGTTGAAAATGTCCTAGAAAAAGACTATAATGTAGTCTACACGAAAGAGGAAAGCGAAAAGGACTCAACTAATGCCGCTGATAATAACATCTGAACTATCAAAAAATTTTTTTCAAGAAGAAGACGCAATAAAAGGTTTCAAGACCGCAGTAGACAATAATCAGTTGCGTATCGCAATGCAAATTCTGACTGAGATTATTGATGCGTTTGCCGAAGGCTTTGAAATTATTTTTGATGCCCCGGAGGAAGAAGATGTCACAAAAGAGGTTAAGACAGAATCAGAGCAACAAAAACCGACAGAAAAAAAAGCTGCCTCTAAAAAAACAGAACAAAAAGAAGAGACTCCAAAAGAATCTAAATAATGAAACTTGTTATAGCATGTCCAATCTATAAAAGGGATTGGATTCTTCCTTACTGGATCAGATGCATCCTAAGGCAGTCTGTTGATATATCAAATATTGGTTTCATATTTGAGGTCAGTCCTGACGATAAAGCTACTATTGACGCGTTACGTGTTTGGAAGCATTTAGATAAAAATATTTTATTTTTTGATATAGTCGAAAGACCAGACATACCTCATTTTGAGCACCAAAATAATGGTAGGCAATGGACATTGTCAAAATATCACAATATGATAAATATGAGAAATTCTATTTTATCTAGGGTTAGGCAGTATGAACCAGATTACTATTTTAGTTTGGATTCAGATATATTAATAGAAAATCCAAATACAATAGAGCTTCTTATAGCACACATTAATGATGGAGCAGATGCGGTTTCACCTTTAATGTACATGACTCCAGTCGGAACCGCATTTCCGAGTGTAATGTCTTGGAGCAATGAGGATAACCAAAAGGGATCTAGAAAAACAGACTATCCAATAGGAACCTATTTTCAGGCAGATATTATCATGGCTGCCAAAATGATGTCAAAAAAGACTTACATGAATGTTAATTATGAATTTCATCAACAGGGAGAAGATCTTGGTTGGTCAAACAACGCCAAAAAACATAATCTTAAATTATTTAGTGCATCTTACATATATGCGCCACATATAATGTCTTTAGTTCATTTGTCCGAATATCTTAAATTTGGAGATTCTAGAAGTTCAGAAAAACTAGACAACCTAGTAAAAGTCTGATATATTTGTATAAAATTGTTTAATGTCATAAAAAGAAATGTACTATATTTTATAGTTAAACTTAGAGGTTTAAAATGAGCTTTGATTTTACAGAGAATTTTACAGTAGAGCTTCCAAACTTGACTGAATCGAAATATAATTTCTCGGAAAACTTTAATTCTAATCGCGGTTTGATCATAGAGGTCGCCGCAATTCATGAGCGGACTAACATCCAACTACAACAACTATTCTGCAGCTGAATTAGAAAAAGCTCTTCAGTCATGGGTTGAGCCTTATCCGAAACCAGTTATACTTAATCATGACCCTAACTCTGAGCCAATTGGAAGAGTTATGGCAGCCAAAATGGAAAAAGAGTCAGATGGCGCTGCGTATGTAAGGTTGCAGATAGCAATTACCGATCCCGCCTCAGCACAAAAGATAGCTGACAAAAGATATCTTACTGGCTCTGTTGGCGGCAGGGCAGCAAAAGCGATATGCTCAATAACTGGTGATGATCTAGCCAAAGAAGACGAAAATGGAAGACTCAAGTTTCCAAAGTATAAAAGAGGTCAAGTTTATAAAGGCAAGTTAGCTTTTATAGATATGCAAGATATAGCGTTTAAAGAGTATTCATTTGTTAACCAGCCAGCAGACCAAAGGTCGGGAGTTAGAGACTCAAAAGTTGTCCATGGAAAGGCGCCAATATCTGATTTAAATACTTGGGTAGCCAAGAGTTCGGCTTTTGTTCTTCATATGGACGAAGAGGATATATTCTCGCTGCAAGAAAACGAGTCAATTCTTAAAAATTTAAAGAAAAAAGAATCTAGACCTGTTTATCTTCATACAAAAGGCGCCTTTTTGGCCGCGTTAGCAGTACAGGAAAGTGAAAATAGCAATAATATAGAGAATTCATTACTATCTAATAAGAGTTTAAATATGACAACATCTGAGGAGAATACAGGCATGGAAGATGTTCAGGTTAAGGAAGATATTTTGGCAGTAGCGGAAGAGCTCAGTCAAGATCTTTCAACAATTGCAGCTATTCCTGATACAAAAGAAGAAAAGCCAGCAGAAAAAGTTGTTGTCGAAGAGCTGGTTGAAAAACCGGCTGAAGAAGAAAAGCAACAGGAAATCTCAAGTGATAATTTGGAGAAAGCGGAAGAACAAACCGTAAAGGATGTTGATTCCGAAAAAACCGAAGAATCACAAGAGGCATTTGAGCAAAAGTCAGATGCACAAAATCCTGAGAAAGAAGAGATCAAGTCCGATGACCTCATTGCGCAAGAAAATAAAAGCGATGAGCAAGGAAACGAAACACAAAAATTGATCAAATCTTTGCAGGAAGAAAATGCTCGCCTAAAAGCAGCACTTCACAAAACTCTCGCCGAAAGAGTCGTTGACACCAAGATTGCACTTGGATTAGAATCAGCAAGCGACAGAGACAAACTCGTAGAAGATCACGGCACAAGAACGGCATCGTCCTTGGCTGATTCTTTGAGGGATCTCGCAAAGCTTCCTGAGAAAAAGTCTAAGTCATTTGAGGTACCAACGATGCAATCAGAATTGGCTGTAGCCGAAGAACAAAATGTGGTTACAGTTGATGAAGAGACAAAGGCAAAAGAAGAGAATAGCGAAGGTTCTTTTGAGCAGCTTTTCGTAGATGCCCTAATGGGCAGACGTAAACTCTAATCTAATTTAACAAGAGGAGATAAAAATGAGTTTGGCAAAATTTCGTAAGGTACATTCCAAGACAGGTGCCGGTCGTTTCGTAGTTTCTGAGGGCATCGCTCCAGCAGCCTACCTGCTTCCACATCCTGGCTTGCCAACATGGTACCTCGATTCAGAAGATGACCGCTTTGAGATTGTTCTTACAAAGGGAACGATTCTTTCAGTGGTTGCAGACGCCAACGGTGATGCAAGAGTTGTTCCGGCAAACAGCACTGGCTCAGCAGTAACTTGGGGCGATACAATAAGCGGTTGGAATCCACTAGACGGTGCAACTCCAACATCAAGCCCATCGGGTGATACAATCGCCGTACCGGCTCGCTCAAAGCCAATTGGCTGCGCACAGTATGACCTATATCGTCCATTTGATAAGGGTACATCACAAGGCGCAGGCTTCATTACCCACGGTTATGTTGAATACCCAATGGTTTCTGGTCTAAACGCCGATGTAGCAATTGGTTCATTGGTTAAGTCAGACTTTATGGGACGCGCAGTCGCATTGGCAGATGCAGATGCCGCTTCATATCCATGGTTGCAGGTTGGTAAAGTAATTGAGGTTGAGAAGTTCGCAACAAACTTTGATGATGGCCTCCTTTCTTACATGCAACTACCATCAGATCCAGGTGCACTAAAGACAGTATTTGAGCTCACACGCGCAGGTGCTTTCAAGGGTAAGCTCGGTATACGCGCTAACCTGGATGTAAACAATGTCATTGGCGCATTCCGCGTCAACTTGACCCTATAAAGAAAGATAACAGGAGGAAAATCCTAAGATGAGTAAGACAATCCAAGAACTCCTCTCTGGGCTCCCCGCTTGGGAAGCCGCATTATCTGAGGACGGGTACATCGACGGAGAAAACAGGGTAACAATCAAAGAAGCTTTCGCATCATCCGATGCTGCGGCGTTGTTTCCAAAAGTTATCTCTCGTACCTTAAAGGAAGCTGCAGAACCACAATTGTTGGTGACGCCTCTCCTTTCCACAGTTCGTCTTGGTAAAGGGCGTTCTTTGGAGTTCCCAGCAGTAAACGCAATCCAAGCTGCGGAGATACCAGAAGGACAAGAATACCCAGAGCAAGCCCTCGCATTTGCCAAGCAGGTGGAAGGAAAGGTCTCCAAAAAGGGTGTTAAGCTAGCTTTCACAGAGGAAGTTATTGCTGACTCACTTTGGGATATTGTTGGCCTCCATGTCCGCGCCGCCGGCCGTGCAATGGCTCGTTTGAAAGAGCAAATCGCCCTTAGTCGCTTTAAGGACGCTGCAACAGTCGTCTTTGACAATGACAGTGAATCATATGATGACACTACTGGCCGCGACATCAATGGCGCATTCAACAAAACAGTTACCTGGGATGATATCGTTGATATGGCAGCAGTTCTAATGGCTGAGAACCATGTTCCAACAGACTTCATTCTTCACCCACTGATGTGGTCGGTGTTCCTTAAGGATAGCATCTTCCATACTGGTGGTTCCGCAGCTGCAGTCAACACAAGTTGGGGTTACCGTCCACAATCAGCAGATGGCGCTCTTAACGCTACGGCTCCAATGGGCCTAAACGTTATTGTTTCGCCGTTCGTAAGCTTCACGGCCAAGAGCGGTGCAACTGCTGCCAAGTCGGACCTATTCCTAATCGACCGTAACGAAGTCGGCACACTTCTCGTCAAGGAGGATATGACGACAGATCAGTTTGATGATCCGTCGCGAGACATCCGTTCAATGAAGATGAAGGAACGCTATGACATCGTAATGCTCGGTGACGGTGAGGGTATCACAGTCGCTAAGAATGTCAGACTAGCTCGTAACTACGAAGTCCAGGTCACCAACGAAATGGCGTGATCTTAAGGTAGTTATATTTACAACCCTAGACGGAGGGCGTGAGAGAAATCTCCGCCCTCCGTTTTAGTATTTGCTAAGAAATGATTACTATTGTGTTCAGTTTATAGTCTGGAGATTTTGAGTGAGCTTGTTTCTTATTGATCGAGTGACCTTAGGTTGCTACTCTGTTTCAATTAAATTTGGCAGAACAGTCAAGATATCTTCATTAAAAAACAAAAACTTTACTCTTTTTACGTCTTCCGCAACACCTGTTAAAATATCTGATCCATTT